CGAAAACGCCTTGGTGGGCATAGCCCTTGCCCTCGTTTTTACTGGTGGTGGGAATATGCGGTACCCACCGGGCCTTTACGCCATCGGGCCACGCAATGTTCACCTGTTTGAGTTCGGCCGGGTGGATTTGAGTGACCACCGAGAAGGCGGCATCGTCTTCGACGGCGCGCACAGAGCCACCGGCGAGATTTTCGCGCTTGGTTATCGTCAATTTCGAGACAGTGGCTTTGAAGGTGGTAGCGGCCGGGGTCTTGGCCGCCAGGGCGGCCGCCTTTGCAACCTCGGCGGCGTAGGCGGCTGCCGCTCGGGCCGTCTCGTCCTTCTGCGCCTTCAGGCACGCCGCGGCCTCGCTACGTACGGCCGCAATCTGCGCGGGCGTCATCATGTTGCTCCCAAACCCTGCGCTCGCCCCGCCAAACTTCCAATCGCCGGGCGCTGGCTCCTGGCCCTTCATGAGCATCGTAAACGGCCCTTTCGTGGTGATCGGGTGCGGATGTCCGTCCGCGTCGAGCCACGACCAACCCTTCCCCGAGGCGTTCTGCTGGAGTTCGCCCACGAGCTTGCCCGGCTCCTGCACGATACCGGGCGGGACCCCGGCGAGCGGCTGCGTCATCTTCACCCCGAGCGCTTTTAACATCCCCGCCTCGGCTTCCGGCCGTAGCTTGAACTGCGCCACGGTGCGCTGGTTGCCGCCCGGCCCCGTCTCCTGCCAGAAGCGGATCGCGGTGTCTTCGACCGCGTTCTTGTCCCACAGGATCTGCTGGCCCTGCCCACCGGCTGCTGCGATTCGCCCGGCGCGGCTTGCCATCGGCGCAGTGAGCGCGGCGGTCGGCGCTTCGGCTCCCGGCGTGGGGATGGCCGCGGGCGCGGGTGCCTTATGCTTCGAGGTGGCGGAGGCCGCCTGCACCGGCTCGGGCACCGGCGTCTTTGCCGCGGCAGCTTCGAACTTGAACCCCGGTTTCGATAGCACGTCGCCGTAGAACTTTTCAAAGTCGGCGCGGATGCCGTTCTTACGCGCGAGTGCCTTTGCCAGGAAGGCCGCCTGCTTGGCCCCGGTGTCGAGGTACGGGTTCGACTGAATGTAGGGCTTGAGGATGTTGGTCAGCGTAGTATCGCTGATGGCCTCGGCCGCCTGGATCGCGGGCAGCGCGTCCATTGCGTTCATTGCGAGCTTACCCGCCTGCACCGCCTTGAGCATGCGGTTGTAGATCGGCTCGTGCTCGTTCGGCTGGTAGGCGAGCGAGAGTTGGTCGCTGCCGATAAACTTGTACGCCTGCGTCTTGTCGATACCCACGACGTGCCCGCCTGTCGTGAGCTTGAGCAAGTTATCGCCATGCGAGTCATGCTGGCTCATCAGCCAATCGAGGACCTGCTCCTGTTGCACTTCGGTCACCTGCCGGGCCGTCATCTTCGTGACATCGCCCTTGACCCCGAAGCCGCCCTCCACGTCGGTCTTCATTTTCTGAATCGACCCGGTCTGCCCATCGAGCTTGATGGCCCGCACCTCGACCGAGTACGGCTTGACGAGGCGCGCGATCTTGTACGCCATCTCGTCGGCGTCGGCCATGAACGGCTCCTGCGGCTTGAACAGCCATTTTGCCCCGGCCTCGTCGGTATAGAAAAACTTTTCCTTGATTCCGCCGAGGCCCTTGGCGCTTCCGGCGTGCGTAAACTTCTGCGAGTTGGCGGCCCAGGAGGCATCTACAAAGTCCCAGGTAGGCGTGCCCATCTTCGGCTGAGGCGAGGGCACCGCCGCCACCTGCGGCGTAACGGCGGCCGGTACAGGCGCGGCCACGGGCTTGACGCCGAGGATCGCCTGCAGGGCGTCGATCTTGTTCTGTAGAACGCTGATCTTGTTCTGGTGGACGGCTTGCTTTGAGTACGAGAACGCCTTTCCGAGTTTGGCCGTCTCCGCGTCGATCTTTGCCTGCAGCGGCGCGAGGTTGGCCGCCACCGCGTGCTCCAGGATGACGTGCCCGGCCGCCGCCTTGCCCGCACTGAACGCTGCCGCCTTCTCCCACCCCGGCGCGCCCTTGTACTTGCCCGCAATAATGTCGAGGTTGGCCGCCTGCTTGACCAGCGCGGGGAAGCTACCCGTCACTTTCAGGTCGCCATACTCCGCCTGGATAGCGGCGAGCGTAGGCAGAGGCGCAGCGACAGGCGCGGGAGGAGGCGCGGTCGCCTGCTCCGTGGCTGAAAGTAGCGATGCGTGGTGATCGACCACCTCCTGCATCGGCACCGTGTCGCCGACCTCGTCAATGTACTTGCCCTTCGAGTAGTCCCACGCGGCTTTGTAATGGCCGCCGCTGCCGGTGGGTAGTGAGACGTGCTCGGGCAGGCCGAACGGAGGCGGCGCACTCGCGAGCACTGAAGGCGGAGGCGCGGCCGGTGGGGTGGCCGGTGGCCCGGCTGGCTTCACGTACGTGCCGCTCTTTTTCGCTTCGAGGGTCGCCAACTGCTCCACGAATTTCTTGGGCGAGGGCAGGCCCTTATCGGTGAAGGCCGCGGCTTTCTGCTCCAGGAACGATTCCACATCGGAGAGCGGCAGCTTGCCACCGGCCAGCGCGCGGGCTTTCGCTTCTTTCTTCTCGACCTTCTGCGCTCCATGCCAAGCGTCCATCTTCAGCTTGACGAGGGCCTCGCCCGTAGGCAGCGGCACGACAACCGGCGCGGGCGGCGGTGGTTCGGGTGGTGGTGGCGGCGCTGCGACGACCGGCGCGCCCTCCTTTACCCACTTCGCGAGCTTCTCATCCCAGACGAAGTTGGTGCCCGGCAGCTTGCCAGCGGGCGCTATGACTGCCGCGGGAGGAGCAGGAGCGACCGCTACCGGCTCCGCGGCGGCGTGAGGCTCTGCAGCGGGCACGATGGCCTGCGGCTTCTCGACCGGCACCGGCTTGACGTACACACCGGCCTTTTTCGCTTCGAGCGTGGCTAATTGCTGAACGAACTTGGTCGGCGAGGGCAGGCCCTTATCGGTGAACGTGGCCGCCTTCTGCTCCAGGAACGCCTCGACCTGATCGAGAGGCAGCTTACCGCCAGCGGCCGCCCGAGCCTTAGCCTCCTTTTTCTCGATCTTCTGCGCGGCGTGCCACGCGTCCATTTTCAACTGAACCATGGCGGCCTTGGGGTCCTCGCTCGCCTGGACCTCGGCCACGGTGGCCGCCTTGAGATGCGCCAACGCCTGCTTGTACTGCGCGCTTGCCGCTTCGTAAATCTTCACGGCTTCGGCGGCTTTCGCCGTGACGCCTGGGCTGATGACCGGGCACGCGCATTCGTCCGGTTTCAGCAGCGACACTTTTTGTTCCTCTGCCCGGCCTGCTCCGCCCAGTATTCCTTCTCCTTATAGGCGTTGGCCTTGGCCGTCTCGGCGAGGCGCAGCGCGTCGGTGGCCTCGGCCACGCTCATTACTCCGACCGGCAGCACCGCAGGCGGCGCGGGCGCTCGCTCGGCCAGCTTCTTCGTGAGCTTATCGACGGCCGGTGTCTCCGGGCTTGGCATCCAGATGTCGCGGCAATTCCAACCGCCGCCGAATTTCGCCACGGGCATCAGGCGCGTGCCGTTATTCATTGCCGCGATCTGCTTCGTGGTGTACGTCTTCCCGAGCAGATTGAGACAAAAGGGCCGCTTACGCAAATCCTTCGGGCCGACGTACACGAATTTATCCACGCCCGCGGCTTTGAATACCTGCCAGTTGGCCTCGCGGTCGTACGTGGCGAGGGCCGTGTCGGCATACGTCGAGGCGTAGTTGACGAGCTTGGCATCAACCGACAGGGCCACGTTTTGGATCAGATCGGAGCGGGAGGCCCCGGCCAGGGTGGACATCATGACGCCGCGGGCAATCTCGCCCGATGCGTGAACGCCGAGGTTATCCAACCAATCGACGTTAAGATTTTTCATCGTCTGGAGGGCCGAGTCGTCGAGCGGGCCGAGCCGCGTTGAGTCGACGCCGAGCGCTTTGACGGTTTCAAGGGCGATTGTTTTTTGCTCATCGAATTGATTCACGTACCTCTTGGCGAGATCGTTAAAGCCGAGCTTCTTTAGTTGGCCGAGCACCTCGCCCTGCAGGTATAGGATGTCCTGCACCTCACCGGCGTTTGCCATGCCGCTCGTGGGGTTTGATAGCAGGTTGGTGAGGCTCTTTTTCCACTTGTCGCCGATATCCGTAATGGCGCTCTGGAACTCGGTGACCTTTCCCTCCAGGCGGTCGAGGCGGCGCTTCGCCAAGGCGTCGAGCCGCTCTGTAATCTTCGGCACCGCGCTCGTCGTGCCGGTATCGGTAGACGGGAGGTTGGACGCGTCGCCCGATGCCATCTATTGCACCGATCCGCTCGGCGGCGCATTCCCACCGGGAGGCTCCGCTACACTTCCCCGCCCCGGAAACGATCCGGTCGGCATCGCCCCGAGCGAGGCCTCTGGCGTGAGATCGACCATATCAATCGCGTCCTCGATTTCCTGGCGCGTCTCGTCATCGAGCGAGGGCAGCGCCTTGGCCGAGATCCGCCGCATGATCTCTTTCCGAACCTCCATAGGCATGCCCACGCTTTGCATCAGAACGAGGTTCGCGAGATCCTCCGCCAGGGTCGACAGGTCGTAGCTCTGCGAGTATTGGATGGACCCGGTAAACTCACTGCCCGACCATTTCCCCGCATAGTAGAAAATCCCCTTTGCGGTTTCCTGCTCGTTGGTCGCCATGCGTGAGAGGATCTTCTCGGTTTGGAAAAAGTCCCACGCCTTGCTTACGCCCGAGGCCTTGTTGGCCGCGGGCACGTCGTTCTGGCCGGTGATCGCGGTGCCCTGCTGAAAGCCCATGAAGGCGTTGGCAATCGCGAGCATGCGATAAAACGAACTCCACGCGACCTCGAAGGGCGCGGTATCCGGCGCGACGTACGAGAATTTCTCTTTCTGCTCCGGGTTGAGATGGAGCACCCACGCGACGCCGACGCCTACCTCGGTCGGAGTCGAAAGACTTTCGAGCACCGGCACGGCGAACATCTGCGTCTCGAATGACTCGTCGAGCGCGGAGGCCCAGTTGGTCAAAAGCTGCCCGACCTTCGCGCTGTTCTTCAGAAGCGACTCGCCTTTGTACGCGCGGAGGCGGCGGTGGTAGAGCGGCACGAGCGGGATCTCGCCCAGGGGATTCGGCCCCTCATCAACAATCTGAACGTTGTCGTTTGTGATGCGGTAGGACCGCCACTCATTGCGGCTCCACCAGCGATACTCGTACACGTCGCTCTGCGCGGTGTAGTCGGGCGCGAGCAGCGTATCGGCCGGATCGACCAGCACGCGAAACATGATTTCAATGGGCCGCCCTCGCGCATCCAAGCGCCAATTGAGGAGGTCCTGCGGCTTGATCAGCACGCAATACGGCCGGGTGCCCTGCCGCAGCCTGTCGGCCTCGGTGATTAGCTCGTCGGATGCCCGCGTACAATCGACCAAGACAAAGCTATGCCCGAGCACCGTCGCGGCCGTGCGGGCCTGCGACATAAACTGCAGGTAGCTCTGGCCCTGCAGGTCAATATCGTCCATGAACTCGTCGTAATTCGGGTCGCTCTGAATGAGGATGTGATCCTGCTTGCCGATGGTGGCCGCGTAGAAGTCGACGACCGGGGAAATGATATCCATGTAGGCGGCGCGAGTGATCCGGTGGTCGTAGCGGTCGGGCGGTTCGACCGGATACTGCCAAAGGTAGCGGGTCGCCCCGAGGTTGCCTGCACGCAATGGCCGCTCCAGATGGGCAATCGGGTTCACCTTTGAGCAGTAGTCCGGGCCGCCGTCGTAATGGTCCTGGTAGAACTGCCATGTGCCGAGGCCCTTGGCATAATCGCTGTGCCGCGATTCGAGCGCCTTTTTTAGCGGGTTGGCGGAAACCTGATCCGGCGTAAGTACGACAGTGCCCATTCTGAATCAATCCTTTGTTCGGATTGGGCTTTGTCGCCGCCCCCGGCGTACCTGGATTTGGTGGAGCGCGCCCGGTCGCGCTTGTTCTTTTGAGCTTACCCCGCGAGCGCGACCGCGGCGCGTGAGATCGCCGCGAGCCTGCGAAACCGGCTGACCGCGTTCTCATACCGCACCGCCGCCGTGAGTGCCCATCGGTAGTAACCGAGACCGTCGCCGCGGCCGGTGGCGAGCGCCTCGGTGGCGAGAAAGTAATCGTAATACGCGCGGTTCAACTCCCCGAGCGCCTCCGTCAATTCAGCCCATCCGCTACCAGTGCAGATACGTCCCTCCACCCAACAGCCAGAACAGGAGCAGGATGACCACGACGACGCCGAGGCCGCCCCCCGGCCCCCAACGGGTATAGCCGAACCACCCGCCGCCGCCCCCGAAGAGGATCAGCAAAACAAGTATCAAAAGTAACATATCGTCAGTATAGACGCCATTACATCGTTGATTGCGTGATGTCGCTGAGAAGCAGCCGCATTTCGGCCTTGTGGTCGGCGTATCCGACGTAGTACATCAGGTGGCCGAGGGCGGTGCCGTGGGTGTATTGGACGTGCGGCGCAATCGTGCATTCGTCGCCATTGACAACGTGGAACCGGCACCGCAGCATGCCCGCAGCGAGGAGTAGGAACTCGCGCTCCAGTACCTTGGTCACATCCGCACCTCGCGATTGAACCGCCCGCCCAGGCGAAACAGCGCTTGGCTGGTGGCGTCGACCTGATCGTCGTTCAGCGCGTTAGGAAACCCGGAAAGCTCTTCCACGTAGTCTGAGATCCACGGCGCGATCTCGGGCGCGGGCAGGAAGACGTTACCGGCCTCGACCTGCGGCGAGACTGCCTGGGCGCGAGCCTCCTTACTCCCCTGCGGCTTGACCGCCACCAGCCCGGCTATCTGGCTCCGCAGGGTGGAGATTACGGCCGGGCCGTTGGCCTTATCCTCGACCAACTTGAGGCGGGCCTCGGGCCACTTTGCCGAGAGGTTCCGCACCGCCTGCAGGGTGGTCGTGAACTCCATGCGGGCGCGGATCTGATCGAGCAGATACTTATTCGCTCCGATCTTTCCCCACACTTGCCCGACCACGAAACTGCTGTCCTCCGATTCCTTGAAAGCCATATCCCAGGATTGGATGATCTCGTCGAACTTGGCCGGTCGAACGCTGTACCACTTCCACCATTTCCGGTTAAAGATGCCGCCTTCGAGCGGCGCGGGCCGCTGCTGATAAAGCGCGTTCCAGAAGTACGAACCGCTGCCGCGCTTGATGCGGAGCAGGGCGTCTTTATCGAAGCGGGCAGGCCACAGCGGGTCGCCGAGGGCACGGCCGAGCCGTTGCTCCACCGGGTCGGCGGGCTGCTCACAGAGCGCCGGAAGCCGAATGTACCGCCATTGCTCCCCGCCCGCGAGTTGATCCTTCAACAGGCGGCCGACGAGGTCATCCTCATGCCAGCGGGTCATGACTACGATCACAGCCGCGCCCGGCTCCAAGCGGTTGTAGGCGGTGCCCCGCCACCAATTCCATATCTTGTTGCGCATCACGACGGAGGTAGCCTGCTCGTCGTCCTTGATCGGATCGTCCACGAGGAGGAGGTGCGCGCCGCGGCCCACGAGCACGCCACCTACACCTGTCGCGACCATGCCGCCGCCCTGCGTTGTGTTCCAGCGATTGGCCGCCTTGCTGTCGCCCTTGAGCGAGATGCCGATACGGTCGCCGAACTCGTCGAGGATATCGCGGTCGCCGCGGCCCCACTCCTCGGCGAACTCGGCCGTATGCGTGGCGAGGATGACGTTTTTATTCGGCCAGTTGCCGAGGAACCAGGGCGGCGTCCATCGCGAGATGAGGTGGCTTTTCCCGTGGCGAGGCGGAAAGGACACCAGCAACCGCCCCGCGTTCATGACGCAGTTGACTATTTCGTCATTGAGGAGCCGAAGGTGGGGTGCCGCTGTCCACAGGCCGCTCGACAGGCGCGTGCCCATGGCTGCCGGGCTGCTCCTCCCCCACTCCACAAAGCTCATCAAAGATTCTGCGCTTGTCTGGATCACGCAGCACCTCGGTTTCGAACTTGGCACGCATGGTGATGTCGAGCTTCGAGCCATCCGGCCCGCTGTGCTCCATTGCCACCACGTCGCGCTGCCCG